TGAGTTGAAGGCCCCGCTTGATCTCGCATCTGCCATTAATGGCATTCCAGGCCGAAAGTTCATTGACAGTATCAACCGCTCGTCGAGTGCTGGTTTCCCCTGGATGCGCACCAAGAAGGCTGTTACGGAGAAATTACCAGCTTACGATTGTTGGCAGGAACCCCTCGACGTCAATGATGAGGTTAAAGAACGCATGGAGGTACTTTTTGAGCGATACGACAACAACGAGCTGTTTTCGCCCATCTTCATTGCACACATCAAAGATGAAGCTCTCCCTTTCAGAAAGATTGTGTCGGAAAGATCGCGAATCATGAACGGAGGACCATTGGATTTCTGTCTCGCTGAGAGGATGTATTTTCTTCCGATTGTCCGCGTGATTCAGAAGAATCCGTTCCTGTTTGAGTCGATGCCCGGAGTGGTGGCGCAGAGCAACCAATGGGATGATCTGTACAAGCACCTCACAAAATTTGGAGAGGATCGTATGGTGGCTGGAGATTACGGTAAATTCGATAAGAAGATGGGTGCGGCCTTGATTGTGCACGCATTCTATATCCTGATCTCCATCTGCGAGAAGTGTGGCATGTCCTCCCAGGATGTGAACCGCATGTGGGGCTTCGCGTATGACACGTCGTGCTCGTGGTGTCTCTTCTCCGGTGATCTGGTTCAGTTCATGGGAAGTAACCCTTCGGGTCATCCATTGACTGTCATCATCAACTGCCTTGTTAACTGCTTGTATGTGCGTTACTGCTATCACGAGCTTAACCCAGAAAAGGAAGTTGATTCTTTCCGTTCCAACGTGGTCCTTGCGACGTACGGCGACGACAACATTTTTGGGTCAGCCGTTGATTGGTTCAACCACACGTCTCTCTCGCACATGCTTGAGAAACACGGGGTGGAATACACCATGGCCGACAAGGAGTCTGAAACAGTGCCCTTCCTTCACATTTCGCAGACGAGTTTTTTGAAGAGGAGGTGGCGTTTTGAGGAGGAGCTTGGAGCTTACGTCTGCCCTATCGAGCACGCGACGCTCGACAAGATGATGACTACGTGGCTCCCTTCGGGCGATGGCCCTGAGGAGCATGCCACGAAGATTCTGCATGACGTCTGTGTTGAGTATTTCTGGTATGGTAGGGATGTTTTTGAGGACAAACGCAAGGTACTCATGGAGATTTTCCATGAGTGTGTACCAGAGGAGTATCTTACTGATGGGGTATTTCCGACGTGGCAGCAACTCATCAACCGCTGGTACCTTTCGAGTGGTCTCGAGCCACCGAGCGCCGCAGAGTAATCTGCGTCGCGGCAGCTGGTGATCTGCCTAAACAACGCAACTCACCCGTAACGCGCTGATCTGACTCGATAACAAGGCTAAGTCGAGTAGTGTGCAGTGCGGCGACCCTGTCCCACCTCTACGGAGTGGGACCTCTTAT